ATGGTATCCACTTGAATGCCGGCTGTTGGCGTGCCGCCGGTACCGGTGTTCAAATTATGGTGTACGTGCACTTCTGTAGTTTGCGCGCTTTGGTGCAGATATATCGGGCGGGGCGCAAATATCGTGTTATCGTGCGCGTTGAAAGCACCGCCAGAGAGCCATTGAATGCCGATCGATCCAGTAGTTACGGGTGCGAAATCCTGAATATAGCTATCATGAAGGGTGGCGTTACCGGCATCAGCCGAAAGCGGGCTGGTGACTTGAATGCCGTACCCGTAAAACGGGCCAATATCGGAGTGCGCTACCGTCGTGTTGATAGTGTTCAGCAAATTAATTCCGTTGGTGCAATTGGTGCAGCCAACTTCGTCGATGACGCCACTGATGTTGTTGTTGACAGAGTTGCCGTACTGAAAACCAACCGCACCGCCAGAAGTAAGCGTCGGGTACGTACACGTCAGCCTGCGAATATTGACGGTGTACAACGAAGCCGTCGCAACGCCACCGTTCGGGTTGAAGTTAATGCAGCTCGTCGAGTTGGCGGCGGGCTTCAAAAACGTTTGGTTCATTCCATCGCCTTCGATGGAAACATTCGTCGTCGGCGTCAAAGCCCCGGACTGAATGCATGAACTTCCCGAAATGTGCAGCGTACCGCCCGCGCCACCCACCGCAATTGCCAGCGCGAGCGCGACCGCCATCGGGGTGGTGTCGGCGGTGCCGTTACAGATGTAATAGACAATTGCCGAACTGTTCGTGCAGTCCTGCAACGCGCCGGGGGAGCCGGTAGGATTGCACTTGTACGTATTCGCGGGCACTGCCGTTCCGAAAGCCGCATTGCCGATCGCCTGAAACGACGGGTCCGAAGTCGCACCGTTGCTAGTAAGCGGCAAACCCGCTGCACCCGGTGCCGCGCTCTTGAACCCCGTGACGCCGGCACCCTGCCCAATTGGGACAGAATGGTTGGGGGCTTGCCACTGTGCAGCAGCCGGATTGAACGCCGCCAGAAACAGCGCAACGGCGAGTGCGGTGCGTTTAAACAAGGTCATGCGATGATCCATCCGTTAAGATCAGGTGACGGGTACAGAGTGGCGCTGGCGAGCTGCGCAGCATTCGACATGAACTGCCACGATGCCTGCTGCATAATCGTCGAACCGTCCGGCGTCGTCACCGTAATGTCGTGCAGCGTGACAGCCGTTGACCAGTCCACCAGCTTGATTGCACGGCCCGTAAGCCACTGCGCAGCCAAATTCGGAAGCACCAAAGCGGTTGCTGCGGGAGCGGCGCGCTGTACGGCAAGCACCGATGTACCCGGCAAAATAACACCGGACGCACCGGCAACCGATTGAAAGGAGTACCCGCCCGGTGCGAGCAACGCGTTCCACAGCGCTGGAGTTGCCACCTGGTAGGCTGCAGCGGCTGCGCTCCAAAGCCATACCGTACCTTCGGCAACCCATGACGGGTTCGAAGGCTGCAACCAAACCGTGCCTGGCTGGTTCGCGGTTGGCGCTGTCTGCCCTACGGAGAGCGCGAACAACCCAGCGCGGGCGAGCGCCATGACGACGTAATCCAGCCCCGGCATGCGCTCCGACCGTACGCCACCGGAGGTTTGCCGGAGCAATCCGAGAAAGTCAGTTGCGGGGCTGTATGCCATATTGCGCCTTAGTTCTTAGAAGCCAAAATTACGTCCACGTACGCCAAAGCCAAGTTAACGGAGTGAGTGTGCGCGCCGTCGCTGCCCGTACTGCCGACAGACGCGCTAAGAGAATTTAATACATCTATCGCTCCGGTTCCTGCGCCGTACGTCGGCGTTCCTGTCACTGCGTTCGTCGTATGCGTGTGCGAGGGCATCGTAGCTTGTGTGATCGTGGTGTTGCCGACTGCGGTTTGCGCAAACACAGAACTGAACGAACTGCCTGACGTGAAGCCCACCGCGCCCGACGTAACGCGCAAGCCGCAATCATTCAGCGAAGTCAGTTTTGTCCAACCAGTCGGTGCAGCCGTTTGCTGGAACAGCATGACGGTGCCGGATGGGAACGTGGACGGCGCAGGCTGCCATGTCGGATCAGCACCGGCTCCGTTCGTCGTGAACACGTAACCGGCAATACCCGGTGCCAATGCTTCCCACAGCCCCGCGTCACGATACGGAATTGAACCCTGTACGGTGCCGAGAACGATATCCAGCAACGCGGAAAGCCCTTCCCACGCAGGCAAGCCGCCAATTGAAGCCAAAAGCGTGTCAGCCGCGCCGATCGGCAGTGCTTCCCACACGGACGCACCCCGGTAAATAATCTGCCCTTCCGTCGCGCCGAAAGTGTTGTCTAGCGCCGTGCTTGTGAGCACGTCCGCTGTACCCGGTATCGGGTTGGCGGGCCACGCACCTGCGGCTTTCGGTCCGTAAATTCCGTTTGGTTCGTCCGTGCGTACGGCGAAGTCCCCATTGTTGCCAACCGTGTTCGCAGGCGGTCCGCCCGCTGCGGTCCACCACGACACGCCGTTCTGCCCGGCTGCCGTTTCCAGCATCGTCACGAACAACGCAGGCGTTGCAGCGACGTACGCCGACGTAACCGGATTCCAGAGGTTCAACGTACCTTCGCCAGCCCATGATGGCGTTTGCGTATCGAGCCACGCAGTCGTCGATTGGTTGGCAACCGGGGCCGTGGCGCTTGATACCAGCGTAAACAACCCCGCTCGCGCAAGCGCAAGCATGACGTAATCAAGGCCGGGCATCTCGACTTTTGAGACCTGTCCGGCGATGTTGCGCCAAAGCGCAAGAAAATCTGTTGCGGGGTTATATGCCATGGGTATCCTCTGCAGTGTACAGAGGGTTCAAAGTCACAGAGATATCAGCCGGCGACGAAGGCCACGCACCCGCAGCCTTCGGCCCGAAGATCGCGGGTTGCATGCCGTAGTTCGGATACCCACCCCACAGCAAGCAGTAGTCGCCGTTCACGCCGATATCGTTCGTCGGCATTGTTGCGACGAACCATTTCAGTGCGGCTTGGTACGTTGACGGCACGACGAAAAGATAGTGGCCCCACGGATCAACATCGGCGTCTGCATCGGTCGATCGCTTCGTGTACAGCTCCCACGTATCCACGTCGATGTACAAGTCACCGACAACGCCAGCCTGCGGAACGGGTGGACCGAACCCGCGCAAGATTGATCCAAACTGCTTCGTTTGTGCGAAGATACCGGATTGAAGCGTACCGTTATCAAATCCTGACATCAGATCGCGTGCTCATCAATAGCGGTGTATATTGGGTTGAGCGTGACAGAAACAGCAGCCGGTCCCGACTGTACGCCTTGCTCGGTTACCGGGTCGCCAGCGTTAGCAGTCACCGGTACGGCGAGAATGTATTCATCAGACGCGCCGACGACGATCAATTGCGTTGACGTGCTGTACGGAACTGCCGCACCTTCGTCCAAAGCCCCCACGGGAAGCACTGTACCAGCGCCCGAAGTCGCGATGGTGGTTTGCGGTCCATTGCCGTTCTCAGGCCATCCAGATGCTTGTTTGGGGCCGTAAATGGATGGCTGCATGCCGTAGTTGGAATAACCCGCCCAAAGCAGGCAGTAATCCCCCGCAACGCCCACGCTGTCATCTGGCGCGTATGCGCTAAACCATTTCAAAGCCGTACGGTACGTTGACGGTACGACAAATATGTAGTGCCCCCATGGGTCCGTATCGTTTGACGCTCGCTTGTTGTAGACGTTCCACGTCTGTACGTCGATATATACATCACCGACTACGCCGGCTTGCGGTGCGGGCGGTCCAAAGCCGCGCAATATCGATCCAAACTGCTTCGCTTGGAAAAATACGCCGCCTTGAAGCGAACCGTTGTCGAAGCCGGCCATCAGGTCACCGCGCCAGTCTCGCCCGTGCGACTAATCTGCAGCGCCATGGCAACGCCCGTACCGTCGCTGTTGTTGATGTTGATAATTCGCAACCGTACCCATCCGGCGCGTACGGCGCGGCGTGAGGTCGCAACCACCATGTTTTGCCACTGATCGACGGGCCACGCAGCGGCGTCCGGGTCGCCACCGAACATTTTCAATTCCATCAGGATTTGAACTTCGGGAGCCACTGCCGACTTGGTGATGAGGCTCTGTGCAATGGTCTGAAACGTGATAGCCGCGCGTGCGGCGTTTACCGCGATGGTATCTCCCTTATTCACGGGAAGCCAATCAGTCGCGCCGTTTATGAAATCGGCGTAGCACATATCATATTGACGGTTTGGTGCTTTGGACGTGCCGCCTGGACGGTAGAACAATTTAGTTCTCCGTTACTTGCGACCGCCGCGTCCGAAAGCATTCCCGCCTGTGGTGCTGAACGACGTACCGCTGCCACCACCGTCGCCATGGTTCGATTTGGCGAGGCGGCGATTACCGCCGCTGATATCGGCCGCAGCACCCGGATAGCGCTTCAGTGGTCCCGCAGGCACCGCAGGGCGGCCACCGAACTTCGTTGCGGGCGGTCCGTTCATGTTCGGACAGCAGTCGTTGCTGCCGGTTTTGTTGAAGCCCGTTTTCAAACCTTTGAACCGCGTGCTCATGTGATCGTCTCCGTGGGGTATATGGCATCCAAGAACGCATCGCGATCTTGTTTGGTCATTTTGTTGAATTGCGCGTCGAATTCCATATTCAACTTTTTAGCAGAGCGCGGCAATACGTTACGGCGAAGGCTTGGTGTTGAGTGCTTCGCAAGGATGTCTTCTTCGTACGTCACTTGCGCTTTCCTTTCTTGGGAGCCTTGTTCGGTAAAGTAGCGGCGAGCTGAAGGGCCTGCCCCGGTCGCAACATGCCGGCGCTCTCCATGCGTTTTGCGATGAAGTACGTGGCAGGGCTGATATTCACGTACTTACCGGGAATGCCAACCTTTGCTTTCGTGGGCAGGCCGTTCGCCATGGGCTAGCCGGTCTGTCCGTACGTGGCGTTCGGCGCGGGCTGCGGAGGGGGTACGTCAGACGGAAACGGGTTATGCGCAACACCCGCTTCGAAGCGTTCGGCTTCCGCGCGCTTCTCGCCGTCCGATTTCTCGCGTTCGGCTTGCAGCGCTTCGTCAGACAGCAGCTCGATATCGGGGTGACCGAGCGCCATGTGGATACGGCCAATGCCAGCCTTGATAATGTCGGCGAGGTGCTTGTTCCTCAGCTTGTCGGCCGCTGCCGCAAGCCTCTCCAACTTGCCCTTCATGTCGGCAAGTTCGTCCTTCAAATGCGTGGATTTTTCGTGTTCGGTCATGATCGCGCCTCCGGTTGGTCCCTGCCGCGATCAAAAGTCTAGCACACAAAAAGGCGCTTTCCTAGCCGTCTCCGGCCTTAATTCGGGCGTTTGGTGGCGTCGGGCGGCTGTGCATGTCCGGGTTGGCATACATGATCAAATCCTGGAGCTGCCCGAGCCGATCGTCTACGCTGCGGAAACCATGCTGCACGTCACGCTTCACTTCGTTAATGCCGGCGTTGTAATCGTCCTTGCGTATGTACGCGTGAAGTTCTTCCGCGATCTTGGCGCGAAACTCCAAAAGACCGATCTGCATTGCGTGTATGTTTACCCGTACGGCTTCGAACCCCACGGTAGCTACTCTCTCATACTCGTCTATCCTTAAATTCAGTTCTTTGCGAACTTGCGCGATAGCCTCCGTTGTTTCTTTGTCAAGCGTGTGGAATTTAGCAGCGAGTGCATTCCCACCGCCGAACATTTTTTCGCCTACGAGTACCAATAACGTCACACCGCTAAAGGCAATGGCGATAAAGGGCAGTACTTCATTCATTCCGCAGCCTGACTAATGCGCCGTACGTTGCCAATAATTCCGATAAGTTCGCGTACCCGGTCTTTTGCCCCGGATACTTCGTTACGCAGGCTTTCGACTGCCGCGCCGGTCTGCCGCGCCATTTGCGCGTTTTCGATCAGCAACGACGGCATGAACGCATCTGCACACCCCCACCGATCAACTTCAACGCCGGTTTGCGGGTCTCGTCCTCGAATATTCACCCAAAGCTGGCAGTACTCGTGGACAACACCGTCGCGACATTTGCGCGCCAGTCGGTGACACCCGATTTTTTCGTCAGGCAGCATGGACCTGTCCTGCAGCGTGCCACGCGTCGATGTACTTTTGATACGGCGACAAATCCGCAGTGAGCACATTCATTTTCTTGGAACGCGCGCCACAGTGATCGCACACCGTCATGCGGTGCTCGATTTCGCCGCTGTTGCCGGTCCACTGCAGTACGTGGAAATCGGCTGGCAACTCAGACAGGTCCACCGTACGGCGCTCGCCGTCAATGTTCACCGCGTTGTCGTCTTTGATGATGGTTACGCGCATGGGCTTGGTTCCTGGTTCGGTGCTATCATACTGCACTTCATGTTTCGTGTCACGCAGACCCTGAGAGAGCGGGAATTACGACCTTATGTACGGAAGGCTGACACCATAAAACGACGACGGGGAATTGAAGTTGTTCCACTGCGTCAACAGCCAGTCAGCAGACCGCGCGACGTTCGAAACTCGAATTTCGTCCATTTCACCAAAGAAGTTAGTAGACGATGCACTGGGACCGTTTTGCTCCCCGAATAGCAACGGCGATCCGATATTATATACTGCGGAGACAGCATGGGTTCCGATCGCAACGCCATTCATGAACAACGTCCCAACTCCACCGCCCCAAGTGTAAGCGTAATGGGAGAACTGACCGACCGGATAATAATTATTCGACACTACGTTCGCCGCAGAGATCACAACCCTGTCATCTGCTCCCGCCGTGTTATGCCAGCCAACATAGAACGTACCGTCAGAGAATTTCTGAGCGTCAAGGAAAGTGCCGCTAGTCTTCCCTTGACCCCACCATCCATGAACAGCCCCGTCGCCATCTCCTTGCGTTGGATTTTGAAGCCACTCGATGGTGCCTGCGGAGTAGGACAGGTTATTCAAAGGAGTTGCGATATTGCAACCCTGACCATTCATGGTCGCGGCTTGACCAATCAATCCAGCGGCGCTCCCGCCAGTATTGATGGTCGCGGTGTTCGCGTTCGACGTACTATCGCTCGCTACAGGTAGCGACGCATTGAAGACATTCGCGAGAGTCGTGCCATTCCCGAAATCGGCGATGCCGATGGCATACTGAGCGTTGGAGTACGGATTTTGTGACTGGCCTGCGACGTAATAAAGCAGCAGACGCCCAGCGGCGGAAGTGAACCAGCGCGGCGTTGCCACGGCGGCTCCATCCCATGTCGGAGAATTATTGGTTAGCCAGCCAGAACCCCAGAAAATCGGATTGTTTGGGGACTTCGTGAACGGGCCACCCGGTGACGTAGCCGACGCCATGTTAATGGTCCAGTACCGACCACCATCACCTTCGCTCTCGTAGGTAACATAGATGACCCCGCCGGCGATGTTTACGGAATGGTCTTCCATCAGCGTGTCGTCGTATGACCCGGAAACACCTAGTGGGATAACGACTGCGCCCGCAGCCGCTCCATCGCCGCCTTTAGCGAATGTTACCTTATCCGTTGACGACGCTATTTTATAGCCAGCAAGGACGGTCGAACCGTTGCGCCAAGCGTAGTACATATACCGTTTGCCATCGGTCCAATCGAACGCCGCTGGCTGTGAAACATGGTCACCGTCATTGAAGCCCTGGCCGGTCGGCGTGAGGATCGGATTGCCCGCATACTTCGTCCACGCCGTCGTCCCGATAGTGCGGGTGGCTAAACCTATTTGATCAATCGTCCCGTTGTTGCCCGTGTAATAGAGGGACTCGGTCCCGTCACCATTGTTGAGGACGGAACCCGGACGAATGTAGTTACTATCCCAAGACCCTCCGGCCCCGACGCTTAGTTCAGGATTTCCGGTGTCGAAAACCCAAGTCGTCGGGTCGGCCGCCGTTGCAGTTGCTCCACCGACTTGTATCACGCCAGTGTTGACCGGCGCGGCCATGCCGCCAAACACCATTTGCAGATGCGTGCTGTCAGTCGGGTTCGTGAAGACGATAGGTTCTTCAAGCTGCGATGCATTCCACGCCGCTTGATTATAATTCATCACTGGATTAGTCGGGTTCCGCGTGAACTGATTTGACGGCTGGACGTGATAGACCGCCTGATAGTTGGCATCCCATACGCCGGTCTTGTTTGACTGATCCGTGGTGATCGTCGCATCACCGTAATACATGTAGAAGGTCGTGTTCACGGTATGTGAAACGGTCGGGATCATCACCCAAGCCGAAATTGCTCCCGTCACCGGATTGTAGCTATCGATTTCAAAATTCAGTTTTGTGCGACGGGCCGTGTCCGCATAGAAAACGATGTCGTAACCGGAAAGA